AAAGGCATCCACCTTCCATACCTTGGCAACCCGCTGGACTGGCTAGAGGAGCACGTCCAGTTCCCGCACAGCGCACGCAGCACGCGTTTTACAAGGCAGCAAGGTCCGTGGTGGAATGAAGTTATCGGTGAGTTCTCCAATCCGCGCACGCGGCAAATCTACGTGCGGGCCTGCACGGGCGCAGGCAAGTCAACGCTCCTGGAGGCGCTCTCAACGCTGATTGTTGCGCACGATCCGGGTCCGTCGTTGTTCATCACGCAGACGGACCAGACGGCTGTTGACTGGATGGAACAGCGGCTGCTACCAGTCCTGCACGGCTGCGGACCAGTGTCGGCGCTGATGCCGAGCAATCGCTTCAAGGTGCGCAAGGACGCCATCATCTTCCCGCATATGGCGCTTATGGCAGGCGGCGCCAACGTCAGCAACGCGCAAGAAAAATCCGTTAAGCACCTGTTCCTCGACGAGGCTTGGACGTACTCAAATCTTATCGGCCAGTTTAAGGCCCGTCACCACGACCGCTTTGACCGCAAGACGGTAATCGTCAGCCAGGCGCACGAGGAGCCGCACCAGCTCGACGACGAATGGGACGCTGGAAAGCGGCACTACTGGGCGTTTGACTGCGCAGCGTGCGGACAGCTTGTAAAGCCGGACTGGACCAACTACAAATACGACGAGGTTAAAAACGAACACGGCGAGTGGCAATGGGGCGCGTTATCCGCGTCGGTACGTCACGTATGCCCGCACTGTGAGCACTCGACCCCGGACACAACGCAGGCACGCCGCGCACTAGCTGACCGCTCACGCTGGGTTGCCGAGGACGGCGACGCAATGGACGGGCATGTTAGCTACTGGCTACCCGCGCAGTGCGTGTGGTGGATCAAGTGGAGCGACTTGGTAATTAGCTGGGTGCGTGCTAACGACGCCAAGCACCTCGGGCTTTTGGAACCGCTGAAAGACTTCAAGATGAAGAAGCTGGCGCAACCTTGGCCAAAAGAAATGGAGTTGCCGAGCGTTGAGATGGAAGCGGCTGATTACAACGCTGCCGACATGGAGGACGGGCGGCAGATTGCAGACGAGATGATTCGTTTGATGACCGTTGACGTTCAACAGGACCATTACTGGGCGGTAATCCGGGCGTGGACAAATTCTGGGACATCTCGGCTGCTTTTTTGCGGGCGCGTGCTTACGTTAGATAAACTGCGCGAGATACAAACGCGCTACAAAGTCGCGGACAAAAAAACGTGCATGGACGCTGGCAACTCATTCCATGGCGTTGTCTACGACCGCTGCGCACAGTACGGATGGACGGCGCTAATTGGGCGCGGCGAGGATTGGTTTTCCAGCAAAAACAAACAGGGCCGGACGGTGCGACGGTTGTTTTCCAAACCGGACTATGTGCCAGCGCCGACGACGAAATCCAAGCAGACAGGCCGCGCGGCGATGGTGTTATTTTTTCACTGGGCGTCGGATCCGGTTAAAGACGTCCTGGCTCGCCTGCGCACCATAGGTTCGCCAACGTGGGAGTTTCCGCACGATGTACCTCGCGAATACTTACTGCATCTCAACAGCGAGCGAAAGCGGGACGTCGTCGATAAAATAACCAAACGCACGCGCAAACGCTGGACGAGAACACACCGACCAAATCACCTGTGGGACTGCGAGGCAATGCAGGTTGTCGTTGCTATGATGCTTGGCGCTTTACCCGACCTTAGCGAAGATGTGGTTGACGAACCGCAGGCAACCGAGTAGTCTCTGGGCTGGGTTGTTTTTGTTTGGGGGCGCGGGAGGTCATTGGCCCGCGCCCCTTTTGCTTTACGCTGGGCTTATTATTGTGACGGCTGTTTTTCGCATCATTCTCAAAGTCTTTCTCTCCCGGTCTACCGAGGAGCTTTACGAGTTGCGGGATGGGCGCTTTGATTTAAGCGTTGGAGGGCAAGGTGTTCTGATTGGATCCACGGTCAACGGCTCTTCGTTTACGTTTGGGATTGGCACGACACTTAGCGCGTTGGATATTCAAATGTACGCGCAGACCGCCATCGAGCACAAAGAGCGCGGAATCTGCGCACCTGTAACGCGGACGACCGCACGATTTGTATGAGCCTGTTGCAACGACTCAAAACGCTTTTCAAACCGACCGTGCCAAACGTGCGCTCGGAGTACGATGTATATCGTCGGCAGCGACTTGTGGAAGGCGGCGCGTGGGGACTGCAACCATTTCAACAGAATCACACGCAAGGCATCAATCAAGAGTTGCCTGTGGGGGAGTGGCGCACGTTAACTAGCGCAGCGAGAAAGCTCTATTGGAACGTAGGCGTGGTCAACGGGGCTATCGATCAACGTGCGTTTCTGACAATCGGAAAGGCCATGCGTCCTATTTTTACGGGCGAAGATAAGGCATGGGGCAAACTTGCTGAGGCATGGCTAAACGATTGGATGCAAATCTGCTACGTCGATGGGTCTTCTTGGTGGGATGGGTTATTTTTGGAGTCCGTCGGCATCGACCGCGACGGGGACATGCTCACGATCTTGACCACGACCGCTACGGGCTTTCCGCAGCTTCAACAGGTGCCGTGGCATCAAATGGGCGTTCGGGATCTTATGACGGGGCCGCTGACTGAAGGACCATACGCCGGGCTCGAAATGGTCAACGGCGTCATTCTTTCTCGACTAGGGCGGGCTGTAGCGTACCGAGTTCTCGGCAAGACTCCCGCAGATGACCGCGATATTCCTTCGACCGCTGCACAATTAACCCGTGACCCTCGTGAGGTTGGGCAGGCTCGCGGCATCTCGGCTCTAGCGCCAGCCATCCTAGACCTTCGCTGTTTGGCAACGCTCGGAAACGATATCCGCGTTGCGTCGCAGATGGCCGCTAAAATCGGCCTAGTCGTTACCAACCAGACAGGCATCGCCGACGTTAGCGACCCCGCTTATGCGCTCTCCGAGCAAGCGGCCATCAATCCGACCGGCATCCGCATGGAGCAAATGCAAGGCGGCACGATCCAGTATTTTCAACCCGGCGAAAATGTAACGCAGCTTAAGTCAGAGATCCCGTCCGAAGCGCAAGACCGATTGCAAGAGCGACTGATCAAACAGGCGTGTCTTGCGATGGGCTGGCCCGTGGAGTACGTCTGGGGGCTCGACAAAATGGGCGGGGCTAACGCTCGGATCGTGCTAGAGCAGGTCAACCGCGTTACTTCCGACCGTCATCAGTACCTTTCGCAGGTGTGCAAGCGTCGTTGTGCTTTTGCAGTGGCGCGGGCTGTCGAACTGGGCCTGCTCCCAGCTTACAAAGGCGCGGATAAGGACAAGGGCGGCGCGTATCAATTCAGATTTACGTCACCTCCACGCCTGACCGCTGACAGCGGCTACGCCTCGCGAGACGCTATTGAGGGCTATCGCGCCGGTATGCGTTCGATGTCCGAGATTCTCGGCGAGGGCGGGCTGACAATCGACGAGCACCTCGACGCTATCGAGCAAGACGAGCTTAATATCCGCGCACGCATGGAACGCAGCAACCTGCCGCGCAGTGTGTTTGGGATTTTGACCCCTAACGGGCAACCGCCTGACATGTTACCAACGCCATGAGCTTTTCACGCATCATTTCCAAAGTCTACGGCGAGCCGTGGTTTATTTCCCCCGCAGGATTTGCCGCAATCGACCGCATCTTGAGGCCGCGCATCAATGGCGACAACGGCGAGATGCCGGATATGAGCGCATTCGTTAATCCTCGCGAGCCAATGATGATAGACGCTAACGGCATTGCTCACATTGAGATTCGCGGCACGCTGGCACGCGATATTTCCCCCATAGAAAAATGCTGTGGAGCAACCGATTATGAAGACATCGAGGACGAACTCGAAGCCGCAATGGAGGCCCGGTGCCGTGGAATTTGGCTTGAGATTGATTCTCCCGGCGGTGCTTGTAATGGCAATTCTGAAGTGGCCGACGCGCTGCAAGTAATCTCGCGCCAGATTCCAACGCTCGCCTATACGGACGGGCTAGCGTGCTCGGCGGCGTACAATATCGCAGTGAGTTGTCGCGAAATCTGGGCGTCACCAAGCGCAACCGTGGGCAGCATCGGCGCAATTATTCCGTGGATTTCGACCTCCGCGATGTGGGCTGAGGAGGGCATGGAATGGGATCCAATCACCAACGCCGAGGGCGATCTAAAAGGCGCCATGATGGGGCCGGAGCTTACGGCTGCTCAACGTGCGGCGCTCACTGAGTATGTCCAGGACAACTTCGAGCTATTTCGCTCCAATGTGTTACGCAACCGCAATGTGCCCGCCGAGGCAATGCGCGGGCAGGCGTTTCTCGCAAGCCGGGCGCTGTCAAACAAATTGATTGACAAGGTGGCTACCGAGGAGCTAGCCTACGCGCGACTGTTGGCGCTTGTGGGTTAGCGTTGATGTCCTTCATTTCACCTTAACCGCCGCCCGAGTTCCACGCTCGCGCGGCGTTTTGCTTTACATCGCGGGCATTGGTATATGGAGCTTCCTAATACTCTCGCCGAGGCGCTTGAGGCGCTGACTGTCGCCCGTGCTGACGCGCAGGCATTTGAGACCCTCACCGCCGAACACACGGCGACTTTAGCCGCACTATCTGCAACGCAATCCGACCTAAGCGCAGCAGTGCTGGCGTTTCAAAATCTCAGCGCCGAGCACACTGCAACTCTGGCCGCTATGGCCGCTGCCGAACTTGATGCCGCTGCAAAGGCTAACGCGATCGTCGCAAATCTTGGAGTGGAACCAGTTGCGATCATCGCGGCTGAAGGCGCACCGAAGACAGCAAAGGAATTGTGGGCCGAATACAACGCGCTTCCCGTTGAAGCACGTAACGAATTTTACCTAAAGCATCGCAACACCCTCCGCAGCTAAACCACTCTAAACTAACACTATATGTCCAACACAATCGCAGGCGTAAATCTCGCAGCCGTGGCTCAGGAGTCACTACCCTATCTCGCTCAACTGTTTGCTCCATTATCGGGAATAACCTACGATTTCTCTTCAGAGATCGCAGACCGTGGCGCATCCATCACAACTCGTTATCCCGTAAATGTCACCGCTCAAGATCTTACTTCTGGGTTCTCCCGCACTGGCGTGCAGACGGTTGCAAAGACCATCACGCTGGATTCCTATCCCGGATTTGTCTACGGGTTTAACGATCTTGAGCGTTCTAAGTCTTCGATTAACCTCAACGATTTGTTTGTGCAGCCAGCAATGCAAGCTGTTGGCGAAAGCGTGTTTGGCGCGTTGTGGAATTTGATCACCGCAGCAAACTTCACCTCGACTCCGTTGACGAGCACCGCCGCAAACTTCGACCGCAACGACCTCGCCGACCTTCGCGCACAGTTGAACACGCAGGGTGCCCCTCAACAGGGCCGCGCTGTGGTTCTTTCGCCCGCGTATTTTGCGAGCTTGGTGAAGAGCCTGAACACCGCTGAGTTTCCTGGATTCATTCGCGAAAAAGCTGAAGGCTTTATTCCTCGCGTTGCTGGGTTCGATGTTTACGAATCGACGCTTGCAGACGCAAATGGAGAATATCTTGCTGGGTTTGCGTTCCACAAGTCTGCGTTACTGATGGCTGGTCGCTCAGTCAACGCTGACGGCGCTGTACAGATGGGCGCTGAAATCGCTGACGTTGTGGTTCCCGGCATCAATCTTCCCGTGCAAATGCGTCGTTTCTATGACGTTAACACGGCGGAATTGGTGTACAGCTTTGGCATCCTTTACGGGATTCAGAAGGGCCGCTCTGAAATGGGCGTCCGTATTGTTTCCCAGTAAACTTAACCACCGGGGCGGGGGCTTAATAACCTCCGCCCCTTTGAACTATCCCCAATTATGAGCGCAAAACTGACAATCGTCACCCGGGACAATGAAGTGATTCTGACCTCGGATAATTACGGCGAGGCAGTCGAACTGTACAAGGCATGCAATGACGTAGGCCTAATTCGGTTATTTGTTCTAGCCGAACCTGACCGCGAAAAACGCAACAAGCCGCAAGCGGTGGCCCCCGCTGCCAAGCGCAAGAAAACGGACTAATGGGAATGTGGTTTGACATCGCGGCCAATGCACTTGCTCAGTCCTTGGACTTTATGGGCGAGGAATTTGACTACCTTGGAAACACTTACAAGGGCGCAATCAACGAAACCAACACGTCTGAAGTCCTTAATTTTGGCGGGTTTGAAACGCATATTAGCTGCGAGATTTACATGCAAAAACGCGGCTTCCCAGTTCCGCAAAAGGGCGACCGCTTAACGATTCGAGGCGTTGAGCGTCGCATTGTGCGGACCGCAGATCACCCGACCGCATGGAGCATTTATCTGGAGGACGTCTCGCGATGATCGGCGGTATTTTAGCGGCAGCCATTGCAGACGCGCTTAAGACCGAATTTCCTGACGTTTACGTCGGGGAGCCGCAGGACAACGAGCGCGTGACCTCGCCAGCCATTTTGTTGCAGCTCCGCTCGGACTCTGTTGTGGGCTCGCCGCTTGGGCGCGGGCAGTTAACCGTTATTCCCTGCTCGCAGGCCGACGAGACGACACCAGCGGCTCACATTGCGTTTGTAGCGGCGGTGGATTCGTTTATGCGCACCATCTCGATTACGTCAACCGTCGTGCAGCTCGCCGGGATTGTGGCGGTATCAGACGATTCCGCGCATGCCGAGCGCCACTGGCAAACTCCTCTTCAATACATCGTTGGATTCTCACCTGTTTAAAAATTTATGAGCATCACATTTGGAGCCGACACGTTCGGCGTAACAAAACCATCCGGCTACCTGCAAGAATCCTCCGAAGACAAGACGATTGAAATTGCTACAATCCGAGACGAACTTGGCAAAACGCTTGTTGCTCAGGCAAAGCCACGCTCGCAAACCATTACGACCGTAAAGACCAAATCTGACGCGGTATTAGTTACAGTGCCAGCTTCTGGAGATTTTTCGGGCGCAACAGTCACAAGCTCAAAAATGAGTCAGACCAATGACGATTTTTCAATGTCCGAAGCAACATACACCCTTCACGAATAACATTTTATGGCTACTTTTGGCGTTACGTTAGTTTCATCGTCTGGGGTTGTTGTTGAGTCCGTGGATGTCGAGCACAAGTCTGAATTTAAACGGCTTGTGGGTAGCGACGGGACTCAATTTCAGACGCACATTTACGACGGATCTTTTGATTTTTCGGCACGAGGCAAGGGCGTCAATCCGTTCAGCGTGGGCGTTGGCAATCTTGGAATCAGCGCCGTGACGGGCAAGGCATTTGTCACTTCCGCAAAACGCAATTCCAAAAACGATGACTTCATCGGCTGGGAAGCGTCGGGCGTCTCTTATCAGTACGCGACTTAACTGCGCACAGCGCAAACAATTATGAGCATCAACTTTGGAGCGTCTGCGTTTAATGGAACTGTGCCTGCAGGGTATCTGCAAGAGTCTTCATTTGAAGTTACACAAGAGTTAAACATCATCAAAAACGAAGACGGCGCAATTGCTGCAATTTTGCCAAAGCCTCGCACCAAAACCGTAACGCAAGTTCAGTCAAAGGGCGACGTTGCGCTTTTGACCGTATCAACTGGCATCTGGTCAGGGCAACAATGCACAGGGGCTAAGATTAGCCAGACTAACGACGATTTCAGCTTGTCGTCGGCAACTTTTACACTTTTGGAATGACTTTTGGCGTTACCATTGCAGGCAGTTACGGAGGCGTTGCCGAGGCCGCAGAGGTCGAACACGTTGCCGAAATTAAGCAGATCATCGACGAGGACGGCAATTTTGCAAAGGCACGAACGCTTTATGTGGCGCAGCGATTTTCGGTATCGGGACGCGGAAACGCGGTTCCGTTTTTAACCGGGCTAACCAGTCAAACGCCATTTGGAGTAAACGGGACGGCGTTTGTAGAAACCGCGAGGCAGACGACCAAAAACACAGATTTTCCCGGCTGGAATTACAGCGGGGTAGCTTACCAATTAGCATGATAACACAAGGGCACACATACCACGTAGTGGTTGATAACGACGACGTTAGGCGCTCGCCTAATACAGATATGGCAGCAGCTTGGCATTCGCTTGGCGGCGCGTTTGGCACTCCGCAGCTTGAAAAAGTAATGGAGGCGGGCAAACTATACGCAACATGGGTTTACGACGGCACCGAGCCGCTTGTGTTTCCGTCGGGCACAATGACGTTTGAGGAGTTTCAAAAAGCGTGGAACTCGCTGGATTGGTGCCAAGCCAACGAATGGCATCCTGTGGCAATCATGCGAGCATTTCGCGACAACTCTCGCGACATGAAGCGGCAGGCGCACGAGATGGCTACGGGCGTCCGGCTGCGCAAAGGGCTGACAACCGCTGTTGTCTACGATCACTCGCCCGAATGGTTAAAACAAGATGCTGCTAAACTTGTATGAAAAATCCATTTATTACATCTACAACAACGCTCGGTCCGCTGAAGTTGCGCGATCTTACGGCGCAAGACTGCATCAGCATGGCGGCGCTGGAATCCGCTGGATTTTCTAATCTTGAAACGATTATTGCCATGATCTGGCTTGCGTCGCAACCGACCGAGGACGTTGAGCAGACAATCGGAGATGGCACCGCTGAGGCGCTTATAAGGGCGTTTGTGCGGGTGTTTCCATTTCGCCTGCTGGAAGATGCGGGCGCATGGGTAACAGCTCAAAAATCGGCGCAGGCTGATGCTCAAGTTACAATCATTTCTAAGGACAACGACACCGACTCTAAAGCGCCAAAAAACTAGTAGGGCCGGAGTGGGCGGAATCTTTCGTCCTAACTCTGGCCCGCGAAACTGGATGGTCTGAAGATTTTATTTTGCGACGCATACCCATGAGCAAGGCGCTAAAATATTGGCACGCGGCGGCCTGGGGGCAAGGTGCGTGGACAACCAAAGAAACGCACGCAGCCCCCGAGCAACGGGCAAGCGTTGAAGAATTACTTGCCGCCGTCCGTATTAGTGAGGGGGACGATGAAAGCTGAAATTGATTTTACGCAGGGCAAAGCCGAGTTTGATCGTTTTTTGGCAATGGCATTAGCTGTCACAACAAAATCAGCTCGCGAAGTCGTGGAGACAAATTTTCGAGGCGTAATGCGCTGGGTTTACAGCGTAACCCCGCCTATGGGAGGTGGTGGCGCTTCGACGCAAATCAAGGTCAAGGTGCGTGCAGATGGAACGGCAACGAACACTTACAGCGTTGATTTTGACAAAGGAAAACGCCAAGGGCAACGCGCAATTTTTGGCGACGTGCACCACGCATTTCGACCGATTCCTGACGACCGCAAGCAATGGCTCGCAACCAAAAAAGGGCAGGCCGCTTTAAAAAACATATACGGGCCAACGGCAATCCCTGAGCTTTTGCGACAGTCGCCAGAGGCGCTTTATTCGTGGTATAAGTCAAAACAAAGCAAAGATAAACGCATTCGCGGCAATGTATTTCGTCGCGCATTTGCTCGCGACATTGAGGCTGTTTATCAGCGAATTTTGAAACAGCAGGGCGCAACAGCCGCAGGCTGGGTTGCTGGCACGATGGGTATTAAAGCGGGCTCAGTACCTTTGTGGATTCGCAGACACAGCGGCAGCAATTCGGGATCCTACACTGAAAAGTCATCGCCGACAGAGTTGATTTTAGAGGCGCTTAACCCGTCAAATCATGCGGATTCTAACCGTATCCAAGGGCAATTAAATTCCGCTTACCAGATGCAGGCTAACACGATGGCCCGAGCACTGGCGGCTTACCTGCGTAACAAATGAGCTTTTTCGCGTCACTCGGTCTAAAATGGGATGAATTTAAAACGGGCATGGCCGGCGCACGGACCGAAGTAGATAAATTTTCCCAAAAAGTCAACAATAAGGGCATGTTTGCCGACTTCCAAAGTCGCACGGGCAAGCTTGGCGACGCGGCTCGTGGGATTGGTCAAAGCCTCGCCGGCGGTAACGCTCTGGGCGCCATTGCGGGCACTGAGGCCGCTTTAATGTCAATGGGGCCAGTCCTCGGCGGCGTGGCCGCTGGGGCTGCGGTTGTTGGCGTAGCGGCAATGGGGATGTGGTCCGCAATGAGCAAGACCAAGGAAATGACAAATCTTGCGACGCAATCGGGGATTACTCTGGTCGAATTAATGGCGCTGGAAAAAGCATTTACTAAAGCGGGCGCATCCTCGGAAGCGGTTCCGGGCACGATGGCAAAGCTTGCGTCTGCGCTTGGCGAAATTAGCGATCCTGCTAGCAAAGCTTCGCAAGCGTTTGCGATGATTGGGCTCAACGCAGACAGTTTCAAAGGCAAAACTCAATACGAGGCTTACAAAATGGTATCCTCTGGCATTGAGGGACTAACGTCGTCCACAGATAAGTTGATTGCTAAACGTGCGTTGCTTGGGCGAGGCGCTCCGATTATTGCGGGCTCTGCGATTGAGAAAGCCGAAAAAGCCGTGTCCCCGTCGGCGCAAATGATGCAGGACTACGCGCCCATGTTTGCCATGTTTCAAGCGCAAATTGGAAAGCTGACGGTTGCATTCACGCCGTTTTTTGTCGGCATGGCCGCAAGCGTTATCCCTCAGTTAATGGTTGCTGTTGAGGAAATTCAGAAGATTGATTTAACGGCTGTCGGGCAATCATTTGGCGATGCAATTGCATCAGCTGTGGTGACGCTCAAGGATGGCGTTGCGTCTGTGCAGGAAATGCTTAAAAAGGCGAGCGACCTTGTTGCAAAAATTACACCGAGCGGATCAACGACAAAGAACGCAACGGGCGCAGCTTTTATGGGACAAGGTGGAATTGGCGGCGGTGTTGGCGCGGCTGAATTTAAAAATCAAGTTGCAGCAGCTCCAGAAGTTGCAACGCCAATAGGCGAAGGCTTTATTGGGCCGATGCTACCAAGCAACACGGAACGAGTTGCACAGATCAAAGCCGACATGCTCAAAAAATACGAGCCTAAGCCGTTAGATACCGGCATTGATTTTGCGACCATGCCCGCTAAATCCCGCGCAGAAGCGGGCGCAATTACAACCTCGCTTGGCAAAATTGGCGGTGGCGGCAATGTGTTCGGCGGCGGCGGTATGGATATTCCTCGTCAGCAGCTTGACGAGCAAAAACGCTCAAACCAACATTTGCAAATAATTGCAACTGCGCTGACAACCCGCGATATGGGAATCACCCCTTACGGAGCTTTAGCCTAACCTATTATGTCACAAACAGTAGTTCGTAGAGAGTCCACGATGGACACTCAAAAGATTTTGACTCATACCATAACGCAAGAGGCGTTTGAAGAGATAACGCCGTCGCAGGACGCGCGAAGCTGGCGGCTCTCACACGCAGACGGGGTCTACACGCTTGTCGAAGAGTTTGCAGGCGGCGACCAGTCAACGCCAGAATACCAAGGCAGCGTGGACAGCTCGCTGACGACCGAGCCGCTCGAAACGCATGCAAGGTTTGCTGATTTTCCTGAGGATCTCAAAAACAATTGGGCCGAATGGCGAAAGAATGGAATCAACGGCAAATTTAAGCCAGCCGATTGGCGGCCAGAAACTGAGGAAGATACGGTATTTGCGGGATCATTTTGGCCACGCTGGCGGGCTGGCATTGAGTCCTACCTTGCGCCGCGCATCACGCTCCGTAACACTGCTTTAGAAGAGGGACCGCCTGATCAATCTAAAGTCGGCCAAATTGACGAGGGATGGGCAAATATCCCGGGCATTTCAGAAACTACAGTTGGTGGTCGCAATTTTATTTTGAGCGGAGCCAAGGGCAACCAAGAAGGAACCAAGTGGCGAAACACGTACGAATGGATGGGCTCCGACGGGCAGGGCAAAACTGGTGACAGCGCCGCTGGCAAATGGGATAATTTCCTCTACGGAGTCATCGATTAATTTTATGGCTGGTCCAATTGTTTCTACACCATTTCAGCGGGGACGTCCTGTAGGCTGGGCTGAACTTGAAGCACTTCGCAACGAGATAGCACGCCTAAAGCCTAACAGCGGCGTGGGGTACAGGCTTAACCAATCACCGAGCGGATGGAGTTTATCAATTCCGTCGACGACAGGTGGCGGGGGAAAGGCAACCGCAGTCTGCCCGTTTCAAGTGACAACCGCCAATGAAGGGGACGACTGGAAATTCAGCATCGCATGGGGCATGGTTGGCGTCCCTCCAGTATTACCGATTGGGATGCTACCAAATAATGACCCTCCATTGACAATGGATTGGACTGACGGCTGGGTTTATATGCGAGTAGAATTTGTTGAAGATGATACTGCGGTAAAAGAAGTGCATTTTAAAAATAATGCAGAAATACCTCCCGCTGATGAGACTTA